CCTTTACGGTGAGGATCAAGCAACCAGTGGCTTATTGACTGGTTAGAGAGAAAGAAGAAAATATATAAAAGAAGAAAGAGATAGATACTCTTCTTTATATTCTTATACTGTTGTTGTTGTTGTTGTTGTCATTCTCTATAGTCAACAACAGTTGTACAGTGGTGGACAGTCAGAGGTGATTTGACGAGGTTTGGTATGATTGCGATATGGTTACTGCATAAGGAATGTGAACAATGCCGCCAAGGACAAAGAAATTTGAAGAAGAAACGAAGCAAAAACAGGAAACCTTTCTTTCGGTATACGCCTCAGGCGCATCCACAGCATCCGCTGCAAGGGCGGCAGGTACAACCAGGTACTCGGTCAAGAGGTGGATGGATGGGGACATCAATGGTTTTCGAGATCGCTATGAGAACGCTCAGAACGATTTTAAGGATTCGCTGATAGAGCGGGCGATGAGTCGATTGAATGAGCAGAAGGCAAATGACTCGCCGCTGCTGTTGATTACCATGCTGAATGCCTATATACCAGAGCGGTTCAGGCCGAATACCCTCGCTACCGAGGAGGTTGCGAAGGATACGATCAAGGAGCTAAGGGCTTTAAGCCAGAAGGCTTTCAAGGCAGTGCCGCAGACCGAGGAGCAGATGACCAGCAAGTCACCACTGCAGCAGGTCGAGGAGATTATGCTCAACCGTGGGGTCAAAACAGATGACGACTAAATATGGAGGGCTGAATGTCTATATACCTGAAAGGTCGTAAGATTATATGTACTGAGATGAACAATATGGTATTTTACCCACCCAAATTTAGAATCGGATACTTGGGTGATTGGGTTTATGATCTAAAGACGGATGTGCTTATCAATAAATCTGCCCCTGACTATGAGATAGATTTTAGTTTTTATAAGAAAAAAGATTGCCTTGAATTGGCTAATAAGCTTGCTGGGAGATTCTGGACAAATACTGATGATATCAGGAATCTTTTTGATGTATTTACAGTCGTTAGTCATCGCTTTGAGTTTACTGAAGAAGAAATAGATAAAGTGGTAAAATTTAAAAGGGCATATGGAAGACTGGGTCTTTATTCAGTCGCAGACTGGATTAATTTACCCGATGACCATCCATTACCACCCCATAAACCAGAGGTAACAACAGATGACGACTGATGCGGTAGATGTAAAAAGCTATCTGTATCAGAAGGTTGGCTTTGAGCCTACGGAATTACAGAAGAGAATTCTGGAGAGTGACAAGCGATTTATCCTCGTGGCAGGTGGTGAGCAGGCTGGTAAGTCGTATGTGGCAAGTAAATTCCTATTGGGCAGGTGCTTTGAGGATGGCGAGAAGTCTCTGTACTGGCTCGTTGCCGCTGATTACGAGCGGACAAGGGCTGAGTTCGAGTATCTGGCAGAGGATTTTGCCAAGCTCGGCATACTCGCAGAGGTATCAAAACGCATAGACCCTGGAAAGATTGTGTTGGTCGATGGCACGAGAATCGAAACGAAATCAGCAAAGGACCCACGGACCCTCGCAATGCGTGCGCCAAATGGAATCCTCGGTTGTGAGGCATCGCAGCTTGATCTTGAAACATTCTATCGGCTACGTGGAAGAGTCGCTCCTAAGCGAGGATGGCTGTTCCTATCGGGTACACACGAAGGTTCTCTGGGGTGGTATCCCCAGATGCAGATCGCATGGGAACACGGCATGGGAGATGAAATAAGCTTCAACCTCCCCTCATATTCCAACTTTCACCTCTACCCAGGCGGCAAGGATGACCCCGAAATACAAAGACTGATGCGCGATTCATCCGATGACTTCTTCCTTGAACGCATCGAGGGCATACCAAGCCCACCTCGCGGCATAGTCTTCCCAGAATTCAGACCCGATATGCATGTGCAGGATGTCTCCTATGTGAAGGATACCCCTGTCCAGATCTGGATGGACCCTGGTTACGCAGGAGCCTACGCTGTCATGGCAGTGCAGGAGATAAATGGCCAGTTCTGGGTCATAGATGAGATCTACGAGCAGGGATTAATCACCTCTGAGATTATCCAGCTTGCCCAGAATAAGGAGTGGTGGCCTGATGTAAAGCATGGCGTGATAGACATCGCCGGACTCCAGCATCAGTCTATGGCTGCACCTGCGGAGGTGTGGCTGGAGCAAACAGGGTTGTATTTAAATTACAATAAGGTCAGAATTAATGACGGAACCGAAAGATTGAAGGGGTTTTTAAAGCCAGACCCATTGACAAATACACCGAAACTGGTTGTCGCACCACACTGTCAGGGGTTATTATCAGAATTCGGAGCAGCCCCTAATCCGTTCGATGGTCAGACTAGGGCATACAGGTGGAAGACAGACAGGGATGGGTCAATACTTGGCGAAACCCCTGAAGATAAATACAATCACGCCATAAAAGCATTGATTTATGGCATTATAGACAAGTACGGTTATGGCTATGTGCAGAATCGTGAGAAGATTCGCGTAAGGCGGTGGTGATGGCTAGAAAAAAACCAGAGGAAATCATCGATCTTGTCGAGCAGCACGATTACGACACCGATGCACTGCGTGATCGGTTTACTGATGACTATCGATTGTACCGATTAGAAGAGTACGATGCAGGTGAGGGCTATGAATCCTATACATCCAACGAACCACAGACCTACGCGGACAAGGTGGTGTCGTTCCTCACCGATGCCGAACTCGTTATACGCATCCCTTACAACATGGGCAACGAAGAACAACGCAATGCAAACGATGCCAAGGAGCGATTTATCCTGGGCAGCATGCGTGCAGCCGATGAACGCCTCCAGAGGCGGCTTCAACCAACGATAAGACAGCAGTTCTCATGGTATGTCACCCTCCGTGGCTGGTATGCTGGCAGGGTTTTACTCGTAAAAGACAACGATGGCAACACCCATGTGGACGTAACACCGTGGGATCCACTGCATACCTTCTGGGGTATCGGCGAAAACGGACTCGACTGGGCTTGCTACCGCATACGAAAGACTCGTGCGGAGATAAAGGCACAGTACGGCGTTGATATTGAGGAACCACCCAATGCACTCGGCGGTCAGGACATGGGTATCGAGGTTTATGACTACTACGATGGTGAGATAAACACCGTCCTGGCAGAGGGTGGCAGGGTGCTGAAGCGACCAACCATCCACGGCGCACCACGATGCCCTGTATTTGTCGGATGCGTTGGCATGCAGCCTTGGATTCAGGACGCAGATGTAACGGAATGGCGTGATGCTATTGCGGATTACGGTGAATCTGTCTTTAAAGCTACGAGAAACGTCTATAATAACCACAACAGTATCCTATCGACGCTGCTTGAGCTAACGGCTCGTACAAAGAAGCAGGGATTGAAGGTACTCTCGCGTGATGGAACCAAGACATTGGAGGAAGACCCCTACAAGGCTGGCTCGGAGATAGCACTCGCACAGGGTGAGGACGTGCAGCCGCTCGGATTGCAGGAGACAGGCAGGGACTTGGCCGTCTTTATGCAGATGATATCGGGAGAACTCCAGCGTGGCTCGCTTCCACACAGCGTGTTCGGTGAATTGCAGTTCCAGCTATCTGGATTTGCACTCAATACGCTCAGGCAGGGTATCGCTTCGGTAATTAACCCAAGGCTTGAGGCTATGGAAAATGTCTATAAGCAGGTTTGCATGCTGCTCGTTGATGAGTACCTGACAAACAGGTTTGAACCCATGTCACTGAGCGGCAGGGCAATGAACCGCACCTACTTCTCAGAGATGATTACCCCTGATGTTGTTCGCAGGGCAGGTGATACCGAGATATCACTGATCACGCAGCTACCACAGGACGATATGACCAAGTACGCAATGGCTCAGACGGCACGAGAAGGCCCGACACCATTGCTGCCTGACATGTATATCCGTGACCAGATCCTCGGATTGCAGGATGCAGAGAGTATCGATGATGCAATCAATGCACAGATGGCAGAAAGAATGCTGCCAGAGGCAACACTCATGACATTGATGAAGGGTGCAGAGGACAGAGGCCGCATGGACCTAGCCCAGATATACATGGGTGAACTGATGTTCATGATGCGACAGAAATTATTCCAGCGTCAGCAAGCTGATGCTCAGATGAGCGGCATGATGGGTGGTGGAATGCCTGGTGGCCCACCTCCACAGGGCATGGAACCAGAGGTAATGCCTGATGCTATGATGGGTGGCCCTCCACCAGAGCCAGTACCACCAATGTCACCAATGCCTGGTACACCTAGGCCAGGAGCAAGAGGACCAGAGGGCATCGAAGAACTAGGCACGTTTGGCCCAGGAGGTTTGTAGTATGAATCCACTAGATTATTTTTACTCATTACCCTACGAAGAGCGTTCAAGAATCCGAAGGCTTGCCCAACAAGCCCTTGATGCCTATGACATGGATGCCGAGGATGATGACCCTCCACGGAATATCAATGATTATCTTTCTGGTACTGCTGGTGGATGGCTAGCCAAATACCTTAATGAAAATAAAAAAGGCTGGGATGCAAAAGATTCCGATGGAGATACAGGCCCAACGAAAATTGCTTCGTTTGGAGATTTTGTAAACACAGGTGCAACCGCTGGATCGCCAGGCTTTGAGACATGGACTGGTGTTGAGGGTTCTGACTATGAGGGACTATCACGAAACTTCAGAGTCGGTACATCAGAAACAAATATCGAAGATACCTTTGATGACTGGGCTCAATCTTCTGAGGGCGCAAGGCAAAGAATGCTGTACATGAGGGAGCAAAACCCCGAAGGCGCACAAACACGCGATGATAAAATTAAAGCAACAACTGACGCACTAGCTGCCGCCGCTGCTGCTGCCGCTGCTAAAGCAAAAGCAGAGGCAGATGCTAAAGCCGCTGCCGATGATGACGGTGATGATGACGGTGATGATGAGGGTGATGACGATGATGATGGACCACAAGGCACTGACCCAGATGAACTAAGAGAAAGTACCTATAACTTTGCTGAATTTGAAGAGAAAGCACGCAAGGATGCAAGGGACTTTCTTAAAAAGTCTCCAAGACTTGGTAACTCTGGTGATATGCGATTTGTCCCTGCTAACTGGCTAGAGTTAATTAAGATTGAGACTGTTCCTGCGAATGTAAAAGCATTTTGGTATTCAACGGTAGTACAAAATAGATCCTCAGATATTCAAAAAGAGAAAAAAGCTAGAGAGCTTAATATTAGAAATGTTGAACAGTTAAAAGCTAATTATTTAATAGGATGGAATAATCATCCAGGTGGGGATGCTCATCGTAATACTCCAGAATTCCAAGCTGCTCATAAAGCAGAATTAAAAAAGTTTGATGATCAAATACTTGGATTGAATAATGATGTAAGAGTCTATGATGATTTGCTTGCAGGTTTAGATAAGCGAATTACAAAAAGCCAGACCGCCTACGAAAATGCATTTTTAAATAAACCATTTAGCCTAACTTCTGATGAGATTGATTTAGATGTTAACTGGTGGAGCCCAGAGAGTGTTAGTAAATATTTAGAAAATGACAAGATATTTATAACACCGCCTGGTGAAACGCCTCCTGGTGAAACGCCTCCTGGTGAAAAACCTCCTGGTGAAAAACCTCCTGTTACAGGGTCTGTTCCAATGCCTGGGCCGCTTGGTTCTTCAGCAGAGCAACAGCGACCAGCAGGTCCAGCTTCGGCTGAAGGTGAAACCTGGGAACAGCTAAGGGATAGGCTTGCAGCAGCCACAACTCCGATGGGACTACAGCAATTACAAAGTGAATTGTATGGATTGCAAAGTCCTTTTCAGCAGTTCACACGCTTGGGAGCAACAGGTGAGTTCCTTACTGATGAAGCAGGTAACAAAATTCAAACACCACAGCTATCGCAGTTTGGACAGCAGGGTGTTCAGGATTACTTCAATCGTTTTATAGAACCACGGTATGCATTGGAACTAGCTCAAGCATCACAACAGGCATCAGGAGGACTTGCTCCTCAATTCCAGCCTGGGTTTGAGGAATTTGCTAGAGGCGCACCTAGTTTGGGTAGGCTTTCAGGTGAACAACTCAGAGCGCAACAAGCTGACCTGCTTGCTACATTACAAGACAGAACAAGGACTACCGATCCCTACAGGCAGGAACTGCTCTCTTACCTTGGTGACCTTGAAGACCCAACAAATAAGCGATTGATAGGAGCATTGGCTGCGCCAACACTTGGGCAGATGTCTCCATACTTCAGGTCAGATGCAAGGGATCGAATAGCACAGCAACTAACATATGCAATGCTTGCACAACCAGAGCGAAGCTTGCTGTCACTGTTTGGTGATACTCCTGTAAGTCAGGGTTTTCAAAATTATCTATCTCCAGCAGGACAAAAAGCAGTTTCTAGCTTCACTCCAGGAGGATTAGGGGGATAACATGGCTGAACAAAACTTTCTAAACTTTGATGATTTCCTAGAAACACAGCCTCGTGCGCTCTATCAGAGTTTCTTGCAAGACCCTCAGACGCAGATGACTCCATCTATGCGCCGCTATTACCAGAATCAGTTTAATCAGATTCAGGGTGAGTATATTGGTGAGCTTGCACGGCAGATGCGACAGGGCAATGTGCCTACTATGCGGTTCCAAGACTTTCTTCAAAAGGATGTATTCCAGCAACCGATGGCTGGTGCAGGTGGACAGCTAGGAAGATTCACAGGATACGACAGATTTAGAAGAGAAAGCCCATATGCAAGGTCAGGCTATGGAGCAGGTCCAATGGGACAAAGGATGTTTGCGCCTAGTGCGCGATGGATAACCTACTAATGGCGTTCACTCCTGAACAAGAAGCAAAGATGAAAGCTCTTTGGGATCAAGGGGTGCGTGATGATGCCACTCTTCTTGCTGCCATAGGCGTTGGTACAACCCAACCACAACAAGCACAAACTCCATTTGGAGCTACCGCTCCAACAACGCCACAAGGCGTTGTTCCTGCACCTCTACCAGAGGATAGATGGAGATACCCAGATGTTCCACGAGAACCAGGGGATGTAGGATTTATCGAGGGCGGTGGAGTCCTTGGAGCCGCTGTCCGTGCGCCACTAATAGGTCAAGCATTGGGTGCATTAGGATGGGTTGGTGAAAACATCTATGATCCATTTGCAACCTCAACACTGTATGGAATACAAAAGCTTTTACCTGGTGAGCAGGAATTAGAAAAAACATTTGAAACTGCTTTCAATAGCGCAGAGAACGCTGACAAGAACTGGATTGCAAGGACATGGGCAGGGCTTGAAGCAGGTGCTGAAGCTGAAAGCGGTTGGGTTTGGGATCTTCCTGGAGAGGGTCTTGATTTACCTGACTGGCTTGCAGGGCCAGAGGCAAAGATAGACAGGCTTGATGTAGGAAGGCTTGCAGCAGAGTTGCCATTGGATGTTGTTTTAGGTAAAGGGGCAACAAAACTTTATCGGATGGCTCGACCAAAGAAATTACCTGACCCTGAAAAGGCTCAGGCTAAAGTTAATACTCCTGATGCAGAGATAGATATTGAGGCAAAAGACCCAATACAAGCAAACCGATTAGCTGATGATGTAGCCGAAGAACAACGGCTAACAAATCCAGATCAATCTATTCAGGTAGCTTATGCATTTGAGGGCGAGGTTGAAAACTGGATAACTCGCCAACTTCGAGCATCACGAGCAGCGGCAAGTCAACTTCAAAAGGCATTGGCTGCTGCTACAACGGGAAAAGGTAGAAGAATTGCTCCAATGGCATTAGCCAGAAGAATCAATGCAAGAAATACAGCAAACGATAAAATAAAAAAATTAGAGAATGATTATAAAAAGCAGATAGATGATGCAGAATCAGCATTTAATAAAGCGCAGGATGATGTAAACGATGCACTTAAAGCTCGCGATGACATTGTCAGGCGTGCTGGTACTGCACCTGACGGCAATCCAAATATTCGTATAAATCCAGATTGGGATGCTGTTGATGGCAGTGTTAAAGATGCAATTCGTGGCGGTATTCCTTCAGCATTTAGAAAAGAAATGACTGATTCTTTAAATGAAATTAAAAGAAAAGCAAAGGAAGCTTCTCAAAAAGAAAGAGCAATTAAAAAAATACGAGAAGAAGATAAAGATTTAGGAGGGACTATTGCAAATAATTTACGAATTGCAAGAAATAAAAGGACTCAATTATCAAGAGCATTAAATCCTGATAAGAATAAGATACTTAGCATTCTTAATCAGACGTATGACATAGCTGGCAGGGAAGTAACAGGTGCTGCCTTGCTCAGTGTTATTGCTAGGAAAAAAACACGCGATCTTACCATGCGTGACATTGATGCGTACAAACAAATCCTTGATGACCCTGATTTAGCAAATGCTGAAGTAATAGACAGGCTTAGTGATCTCAAGTCAGATCCTGATGTAACACTTATTACTGTAAAAGAACCTAGGGCTTCTTTTAGCCAAGAGCAAATTGAAAAAATAGAAACAAGCATTGCAAGGTTACGTGAACAACGAACCAAAACTGCTGAAAACCTTCGTAAAATTGCAGAAGATACATATGAAAACCCTGCTGCTCAAAGGTCAGGAAGAGATTTAAGTTTAAAAACAAAGCATGAACCAGCTTCTGATTTTAATGGTGATCAAACAACTAACCCAATAAGCAATGTCACCAAGGAAGCTCGTGATGATATTGAAGTAAGAACTGAAGGACAGTTTCTTTCTGGGTTTGTTGATAGAATTGTTGATGCTGCAATAAGATTTAGGCAATCAGCAGAGCGTTCATTAATTGCAAACTGGGTTACCAAGGGAGTCCTTGGTGGCTCAGGAGTAGGAACTTTCCACCACAATGTAGCAAAGTTTCTTGATGCAACTATTGGTTCAGTAAACCAGTGGTGGGTTAGTGATAGCTGGGCAAGGATGGTAACTGCTGCTGCTGAATCAAGACTTCAATCAATACCAGCAAGGGCATTAAATGATGTTCATCGTTTTATAGAAGAGATTGTTCTAAGTGCGCCTGGACGTGTTGCTCCTCAAATGGGTATTCGTGGAATACCAGGTTCTTTGACAAAAGGATCTATTGAAAGAAGATCAGTTACTTCGGAATTCTATGATTCATATCCTATGTATAACGGCCCAGACAATGCATTAAATGGTCAGTGGGGTAAACAGGAATACCTTGATGCCGTGGCACGAGGAGATGAGGCTGCTGTTTATGCAAATGATTTATATGAAATGTTTTACGCACATACATTTCACAAAAACGGAACTCTTGCCGATATTAAAAAATTATTCATTTCAAACCGTAAAAGAAATCCAGAAACTGGGGAAATAACAAAAGGTAACTTTAAACAGTTTGATGGTGAAATAATAAATGGAAAGAAAACATTTGATTATCAAACATTGTTTTTTGATAAAGATGGAAAGCTTTTAGATTTTGCTAGGCGAGAACAATTATTTGATGAACTGTTTAATAAGACAACTATGTATGGAGCTAACCATACAAGATTTACTCTTAATAAACTAGGTGATGCACTCGATGAGCTTGAAAATATTTTATATGTAGATAAAACTGATCTTGCAAAGGATGTTATTACTCGTGGTAGAAAACTAATGCCAAGAGAAGTTTTGTCTTTTGCTAATGGTCGTAGAGCTTTATCAAAGTCAGACAGGAATCAAGATAGATATTATGCGTCAATAGCAGAAGGAATAGCCGCAGGACCTGGTTCTAATGGATATGAATTTAATATCATAGCTTTGCTTACTGCAAGAACAAAAGACGCATTGACAACTCAAGTCTTAAAAGATTTTCGTGATGTTGCTACAGATCCTGAGTATGGTTTTGCATTAGATAAAAAAACACTTGCTCATACATTTGCAAGACTAGCTGATGATCAGGATTTTAAAAATATAGGAGAAAAAGGCCAAAACCTTATAAGGAATGTTAAAAAATCCTTGAAAAAAGCAGATGATGATTGGGATGCATCTATAAAGAAAGCGGATGAAAATAGGCTTCTTATGGAAGCTGAAGGTAAGTTATCTATTCAAAGAATAGATGAGATAACAACAGCAGCAAAAACAAAAGCAAATAAAAAATGGCAAACTGCTATTAACAAAGCTAATAAAAGAGTTAGAGTTCAGTTAACTACACGCGGTGCTGTTGCTGCTGAAGATTTTACTTGGCCTAGCAGAATGTTTTATGCAAACAACAAAGAGGGCAATCTTACCTTTGTAGAGTTAAACCATATTATGGGAATGAGTACGAATAAAGCTCAAGATCTTGCCAGAGTTAATATGCAAGATTTGATTGTTGATGCTCGTGTCCTTGTGAATATGGAAAGAGCTTTCGAGGGGATGGAAAGATTAGTCGGCACAGGTCGTTTATTTCCAGGCCCTGGTAAAACAGCTAGGAGTCTTTCAAAAGTAGCTGACTTTTGGCGGTTTACCTCTACAGGTTTTGACCTTGCATTCTCGATGACTATAGGTTTGCCACTCTTATTCCGAAATCCTTTAAGGTGGGCTGATGTAACAAGATATCAAATGTCAGCAACATATAACGCTAACTGGTTAGCTGGGGCATTAAAAAGAGATCCAGACCTTCGTAATACTATTACCGAAATTATTGATATGGGTCTTGGTGTTGGTGACCATGAGGTCTATCGATTCCTGAGAAAAGATGGGTCTGTTGATATTAGTTCTTACTTGGATTATTTACAAGCTCCTGTAAACATGGGTACGAAAAATCCATTTAGAGAAACAGGAAGTGCCATTGTCAGTGCATTCCAGAGGTCATATAACGCTGGGTCACTGATGAACCGAGTCCACTGGTATAAAGTATTAAAATCTAATTATGTAGATGCAGATGGTAATTTAAGTAACCAAGCTAGGCAATCACTGAAACATGAGATATCAAACCTAACAGGTGCATTTAATACAACTGATGTAGGAAGAAGTGTTTCATCAAAGACTACTGAAAACTTCTGGGTTGGATTATCTCCACGCCTGACAAGGGCAACTGCATCTGTATTTGCTGATGCAATGCGAGGTGTTTACCACATTGCAAAGACAAGGGATGCAGGATATCTCCGCTATGGACTGACTGGCGGAAGGATTGGAGATTCGCCTTTGCAGAAAGCAATAGCTCAGGCACGAAGAGAAGGACGAGAACTTAGTGATAGAGAAATTGCAAACTTTGCAGAGATAACAAAAGCAGTAAGTGCTTTGCATAATGTTGGATCAATTCTTACAGTCAGCATAAGTACGTTTTATATTGCAAGCTATACCTATTACACCAACCAAGGATATTCGCATGAACAGGCTCATAACATGAGTATGCAGTCTGTTAACCCGACATCAGGTAAAAAGTTTCTAGCAATTAAGATGGACAATGAGTGGTATGGAATTGGTGGATTCTGGAGATCACTTGCTTCGATGCACGCAAAACTTGTACATGCTTCATATAGTGCAGTACAGGGTGACTTTGAACCACTAGCTCAGTGGAAATCAACTGATCAGTTTGCAAATCCTCTTTTGCATGTGCTAAGAAGCAGAGGTGCGCCAGCAATGAACTTTGGTGGTGCTGCTGTGGAAGCAGTCTTTGATGTTAACGCAGCACCTTATGACGTTGTTGAAACCATGCCACAGCTTGCTTGGTATACAACCCAAACATTTATGCCTTTTGCAATACAGGGACTAATTGAAGGTGATAGTGCAGCGGCAGCAGTCACTGGATTTCTAGGAGCTAGGTCTTCTATGGCAACGCTTGCTGATGTAACTGTTGAAGAGGGAATAAAGCGATTTAACCTTGATGCTGTATCCACGAGAGATATAGCTGAGTCATGGATAAAGAATGATTTGCTCGGAGAAATTGTTAAGGATCAATACAACTTAGAAGCAAGAGATTCAAATAGTGATTGGGGATTATTCTTCAGAAGAAAAGAAAAATTACAACAAGACTTTGAACTAGAAATGATGAAACAGTGGGCAGCAAGTGCTTCTGATTACGAGATGCGAAGTATTTACTTCCAGCAGAAGAAACTTATGAATGCCAAATTGGAAGAATACAAGAGATCTGTTGGGATAGAGGATGATAGAAAGAAATCCGATGACCCAATTAAACAGGCATTAAATGAATGGTATGAACTTTACGATAGTAAAGAAGCACAGGCAGCCGCTATCTCTGACAGGTGGGATTATATTGATGCTGAACGAGACAAGCTTCTTGCAAAGTTTACGCCAGAACAGAAGGCAGCAGTTGCTCGTGCAGGAACTGGTATCCATGTGGAGATAGGTCGTCTATTAACTCCTGAAAGACAAAAAGAATATATGGATACATTTAACGCAAGGGTAGCCTGGATAAGAGAAAATGCTAGCAATGAGTTAACTGAAGATGAAATTGAAAGCATGATAGGACGATTACGAAGGGTAATGTTTCCTGAGATAGGAGTGTTACGAGGGCCAATCCCAGTCGCTGAACGAAGAACTAGAAGTGGAGGGACTACTGGTGTAGTTGCTCCATCTAGCAAGATAATAATGCTTTAGGAGGCATGAGGGACATGACAATGCAGAATGAGCCAGAGGCAGTAGCAGCAGAAGCTGCACCATCTACAGGTTTTCCTGAATTGGATGCAATGAATTTGGATATTGTAGATGTAACAAACGTACAGGTAGATGTAGCTGATGAAGTAACAGATGCGCCACCTGCACCACCAACACCTACACCT